GACGGGTTGCCAGTCGGAAGATCGTTCACGTCTGCGATTTGCGTCCACGACGCACCGCCGTCGGTGGACTGCCACAAAGCATAGTTGTCGTCGTACTGCGCCGCAGTAATATCACCACGGCTGTTTTCTGTGATGCCCCACAGACCATCCGAGGGGTCGGTAAGGGACTGAACAGCCGACCACGATTCCCCCCCATCGGTACTTCGGTAGATGTCGCCGTCACCGCCCGAAATGAAATCGCCCGAAGCGGTCATGTGGATACCGCCAATTGTGCCAGTAATTGAAAACGGGAGGCTGTCGTTAATAACCGTCACGCCAGCCGTGAGATCGTCGGAGGAAACGAATTTGTCTTGTGTGGTGATGCTGTACCAAGTGCCGTCGTCCGCGATGACACTGACTTTGGCCAGACCGTCAACGTCGAGGTCGCCAGCCAACACGGAATCGTTTGAGTTGATGACCCCGCGATCTGCACCTAACGATCCGAAACGTGCATCACCAGCGTTATCAAGACTTCCTGGTGTAACGTTGTCCATGTCACCCATTATCAATCACCCGAATGTTTGAGAACTTTCATCGTCCCACTGGAGGGGGTTGACTGTGGGGTTATTTCAAACCGAATTGCATCCCAATTGTCAACCGTGAGGTTATCGTAGTCACTTGAATTTGCACTCAACCCAATGATACTCTGAAGGGTTACCGCATCGGAGAAATCGCTGTCAGCCGTGTAACTACCGAGGACAGTAATGTCAACAGCCACGTCGAGGTTATTGACATACTGGTAGGTTTCTGCGGGGTTGACAAAATCATCGTCGGTACTCTCTGTGTTCGTGTCCCGAATGTCGGCACTGAGGATGGTATCAGCCATTGGTATGAATTTCCTGTATGTAAAATTATATTAAATTGTGTAAATAAAGTACGAACCAGTAAGAGCCGTGTGGGACTACTGTGCGTCCTCGCTCGGGGTTTCGGTGTCCGCCTCAGTAACGTCGAAGGACACACTCAGCGTCGGCGCACCATCCCCGTCACTGGCTTCCAATTCAAGGTTGTTCCAGTGCAGTTTCCCAAGGTCAACCGTCTTGTTCGGCATCTCGATGGACCCAGTAAGGGTTCCGTCACCCATGTAGTCGTCAATTAGCCCTGCAACAGTCTCGTTGACAGTCTGGGTCGAATCGACAGTCTGGGTCTTGTTCCCATACGAGATACCCTGAGACTCGTCGTTCCCAAGGCCGTGATGGTGGGTGTTGTCACGTTCAGCGTTATACGTGATGTCTTCCATGATGACCTGCCCCTGCTTCCCACCAGCCTGGCCAGATCCGATCGTGATAACAAGTTCCTGTTCGTCAGTAACTCCGTCTCCCATATTATATCACCTTGTAGATAATTGTCGTCAGGAACCCAGTCACGCCACACCCTCGAACGTGACGACCTGACCGACGTTCACGTTGAGGTTAATCTGTTTCATCGTCGGCGTCACCTCGATGCCGACACTCACGTCAACCGAGTCGTCGGAACTACCCTGCGTAACTTCAACGTCGTAGGGGGTTCCACCAGTTCCAGTCGCAAGGAGGGGTGGGGTCTGGTTGGCAAACCCACGAAGACTCCGCCGAAGGGTCGTTCCCAGGAGACGACGGTTCTCTTGGAAGTTTGCCTCACCAGCGAAGTCTCCACAGACTTCCTGTAGAGACTGGGCAACAGTATCGATGATCTCAACGTCTTTTACGTCACCAAACCCACTGTCCTCACTCGTGGTCACGGCACCAGCCACGTCGAACGTGCTGGTAAGCGAGGTGACGTACTGGAAGTCCTGTGCCTCACTCGCCGTGTACTCAGTGCTGAGGCTGTCAAACCCACTGATGGGGTCGTACAGACTCGTCTGTCCAAGTGGCTGGGCACACATGGCTCCGAGAACGGCACCGATAGTCCGAACCTCCTGTCCGTCAACCATTCCCCGACTGGGGGCAACGGCGACAATCCGCTGGTCGTTCAGACTGTCAGTGTAGGAACTGGCATTACCCGCGTCGATACGGGGCATAGCACCAATCCCACCCCGCTTGAAGTCGAAGTTCCCTGCACGGTTGTTCAGGTCCGAGACGAGGGTACTGCCGTCCGAATCCGCTTCGGAGCACACAGCGACCATCCGAACGGACTGGTCAGCCGCCGTCTCGATCACACTGGACCCGTAATCACCGTAGTCGTAGGTGATGTCATAGGAGGAACTGGCGTCGGCCTCAAAGTCCTTCGTAACGGGGTTGAGGTTGACCGTGTTCGCATCCGAGGGTGCACTGGGCGGATCCTCGTAAACGATATTCACGTCGGCACTCGTCCCCTCACTCGTGTCCTGTGCCGTGATAGAGTGTTCAGGCTGGACGTTGGGGTCAAACGGTCTGTTACTCAACGTTCCAGAACTGGTCGAACTGAACGATTCAGTCGTGCCAGTCGTCTCGGGGGCGGGGACGGCATAGACCGAGTTAACCCCGTTCGCATACGCGAGTTTGGTCTGTTCGTGTAGTTCGGAACCGTCACCAAAGAGGGTAGCGGCTTCACCACTGGTCGTCACCTGAACGGCGTCACCAGGGGTTGCGGACCCATTACTGGTGTCCATGCCACCCACAATGGCAATGTTCTCGTTGAACCCGACAGTGACCGTCGAATCGTTCGCAAGAACGTCAACAGTAGTGCCGAGGGTCGTGTACGTAGGCATAATAGCAAGTGTCTGACGGATAACGGGGGTCAGGCAACCCCGAATCAGTAATTTTGGTAGTTATCGACAGTCAGTCCGATCTTCAATTTGACGCGATGGACGATTCACCGATCACGTAATTACCAACACCAGTCCTACATCCGTAGATCAATTCGGTGTTCGGATCGAAGTCCTGTTCACTGACTGCAAATTCAATGTCCCTGATCGGAACGAAGTCGCTAAACGTCTGGTATCGCTCGAAGTCAAACTCGATTGTTAGTGCATCACCACGGACATACGGGCCACGTTCGTCGTCTTCGGCCCCACCGACCTGCACGCTGGTACAGTCAGGGTGGAAGTCAGACGGTTGTAGACTGGTGTAGAACGTGACGAACTGTTCACGAAGGTCAGTCTGAATGTCGTCAGTGGTACCCTCGTCGTCGGCCCGCACAACTACGTCAACCGTCAACCGAAGTAGTTCGGCATACTCGATTTGATCCAGTTCGTCGTTGGTGTAGGACTTTTCGCTGACGATGACAGTTTTGTTCGCTTCGTTAGTCCGAGGGTTCGTACTGGCGTCAAACGCAATTGCAGGCAGTTCTTCCCACTGGAACCCATTGAGGACACCAACGTGGGTGTCGGTGTCGTCAGTGGTGTACGTAGAGAGGACCGTCACCAGTTCCTCGTACACTCGCTGTTTCATGTTACCTGTTGAAACCATTAGACGTGAACCCTCCGAGCAGCCTTTTTGAACGCCGTTTCAATTGCACGCGGATGTCGGCGTTGTGCACGGGCTTTTCGCCGTGCAGGTAACAGGAACGGGTGGGCATACGTCCCTTCGTCAACGATGGTAAAGGCGATCGCTTCGGCCAACTCGTATTGAGTGGTGTACGGCCCGTCAAGTCGGGGTGTAATGCCCTTTGCCTCTATCCACTGAAGGATCTCCTGTACAGGCGGGGAATCAGGTGCCTCATACGGGGTCGATCCACCGCGCTCACCAGTCCCTTTCTCGACGTAGCCTGCGTAGGGGACACCAACGTGAACCACCTTACTCGTCACGAGTGGTCCTGCAAGTTGGTTCGTGGGGATACGCCCTGCACCCCACGTATCGACTGAAATACTGTTACCAAGGAACCCCCGTGCCACACTGTCGTTTTTGCGAACGTTTCGTTCGGCATCCGATGCCACGTCTTCTTGGGCATCGTCCATTTCAGCCGTAATGGTATCCTCCAGTTCGTCGGGTTGATCACCCACTTCTTCAGCGGCCTTCAAAAAGTCATTCATCGTTCACAGAACGATGTCTTTCAAGACGAGTACAGAGAGTCTACGTCATTCATATACGTTACACTCGTATGGGCGTCAATCTTCAGCCCGTTCCAGTTGGACCGACCACAATTCGGGGTCGTCAGAACTGGGGATACCAGTCACACTCTGTACCTCGTAGGTGTCACCCATGTAGTCGATTCTATCCCGCTGTGCGAGGCTTACAGCCTGTCCAGTCGGGGCAAGGCCCTGAAGGGTACCAGTGTCCCGCTGTCCCGTCTGACCACTCTCAATGGCCTCTGTGGGCAAGCCAAGTGCCATGTCGTACTGGGTGTCGAGGGTATCGAAGGATACACCGTCGTGATAGGTGTTGTCGCTATCCCCGTCAGGTCGGGACACGTCGTACAGTTCGGAACGGTTTTTCACTGCGAGTGCCAGACGACCGTGCGGGACAGCCCCGTGTCTCATGCCACCCATTATCCAATATACGACGTACTGTTAATATTCGTGGGAATGTCACCCTCGTCGGTCTGACTGGACTTTGCCAATCCTTCGTCCATCATCCCAATCCACTTCTCGAACTGGGATGCATCGGTGTCGGCCACACCCGTGACGTTGATGGTCTGGCCAAGCACGTCCCATGCCGAGACACTGTAGTTCTCGACGGCGTTTTTGGCTTTCACCAACGTCAGGCCAAGCAACGCCTGTGTGAGTCCACGGTCCTGGAGGGTACCACTCGCGTCGTCGTACCACTTGTTACTGTCAGTCCGCAAGTGAATCTCTCGTTTGGCGTCAGCCACGAGCGTACTCAATTCACCACTGGGTAACTCCTGTGGGTCGTCCGCGTACTGGCTGAGTGCCCGTACACGGGTCGTCAGTTCGTCGTCAGTCGTAATATCGTAGGAAGCCATGTGTTACCCCACCAGAAGTCCGATAACCAGCAATGCGACGACAATGAACGTAGCGAGGATAAGGATAGCCGCGCCCATCCCCTTTATCTGTTCAACCCGTCGCTTTCGTTTGTCTAACGAGGGTGAGGGGCGTTGTGGTGGCCCCATTACACTATTCCAAGAACTTCTGCGATAACACCGACAAGACCACTACCTGCAATTGCACCGAGTATCATCAGTGCGCCAATGACTCGTTGCTTGAACTTCTCCAGGCCACGAATCCTGTCGGCGTGATCTGCAAGTTCTTCGTCGTGAGACTGGAGTGTGGAGTCAACGTCACCACGACGTTTGGCCAACTCCTCGTTGCTCACAACCTCACACCTCAGTTGAACAACTGGTCGACGTTAGTGATGTGGATTGCGTCTTCGGCGTCGGCAAATCGCTTGTGACCCTTGGGGTTAAACTCGTGCGTGTACCGCCACGCATAGTCCTGACGCATCTTACCGCCACCCTGCTGGTACATATCGAACGCTTCAGGCGCACTCATCTCGTGGAGCCGCCAGTAGTTCTCCATAACGGCGTCCATGTCGGGCAGCAGGATAACCTCGTTATCACCCAGTTCAGTCGTCAGGTCGATACGAAGCGGTTCCTCACCCTGTGGCGTGTAGGGGTACTCCATGTCGTCGGGGACGACAACCCAGTCATTGACACCACCAATGGCGTCGGGGTCCGACAGACGCTTCCAGTAGGAGTCACCACCGATACCACCCTCGGAGCCACTGACCTTGTTGAAGTTGGCAAGCGCACCCTGCCGACCAATCATCAGATCCCAGTTGGAGTTACGGTCGTTCAGGAGGTTCCCACTGACCTGTTCGTAGGCGTCGAACTTAATCAGGTTTTCCTCGACGGCCTCACTATCGTAGTCGGCTTCAGTACCGTCAGCGTAGTCCTGTGCGTCGAAGGTGCGTTCCGAGGGGATGTTAGTCTTGAGCCAGTCAAACATCCCCTGTTTGATCTGATTCCCGTTCTGGTCGTCGATGCCCTTCATGAACATCGAGTCAGCGAAGAAGTCGAAAATCTGGACAACCTCGTCCCGCTGACGGGCAAGGTTGTCGTCAGATGCCTGAAGGTCTTCCTCCAGAACGTTAAACCCGTGGGTGAAACGGTAGGTCTGCCATGCCGCACCTTCCTCGCGGTACATGGACATACCACTGCCGTCCGTCTCGCCCATGCCACTGGGACCAAACGGCAGGTCAGTGGTACGGGGGTCGATGAACAGGCGATCCTCCTGTTCGATGTACTTGTCGCTCAGATCGATGTTAGCGACACCAGCAAACTCGCGGCGAAGGCCACGACGATCGAAGCCAAGTCGGTCACGAAGTTGATTTTCACGCGGTTCAACGACAGTCTGTTCACGCTTGTGCGTGGTAGTAGTCTGAGATGCCATTAGAAATTACCTCTTTAAAGCCCCTTCCCCGCACGACGCAGGGCAACACGCTCGTCAAAGGACGACACAGGTTCGTCAGCGTAGCCAACAGGGATAAAGTCGCCAGCACTACCAGTACCGTAGGTGGTGCCACCGTTGTCGGTGTACCCCTCCTGAACGACACGACCCTGAATCTCGCCCTGTTCGTTTGCACCAACAGCGGCGACACCAACAACGTCGTTCTTGGTGATACTCGGAGCGGGGTCAGTACCGTTGTCCTGTATGGTGGCAGGAATCGGTTCTGCCGTTGCCTTCTGCCCACCGATGGGCACACGGTCGTCCGTGTTCGGAAGGAGGTCGTCAGTATCTTTGTTGCCAGACGGCTTGTACACGAAGTCACGACGATCTGCAAGGTAGTCGTACTCGTGGTCAGCGATATTGTCACCTGCCTCCAGGTTCATCGCAATGCCGTCAACACTATCGTGGGAACTTGCGTCTGCAACCTCGACGCCCCCACCCGAAAGTCGTGCAATCAGGTCGCCCTGAGCAACGTTTTCGGAAGCCAGTTCACTATCCAGAGAGCCTTCAGGATGGCCCTGAACGTACAGAAGTGCCATATATATGTACCTCTACAGTATTATCGCGGGGAAGCCGTCTCACTCAGATCCATCACACCACTGGAAATCTGGCGAACGCCCTCACCCTCATTGTCAGTCGTCGGCGGGGACGACGGTGGGGCATCCCCACCCTCATCACCCACGTCGTTACCAGGCGTACTAACAGACGCCTCACCGTCAACCAGAAGGTCACGGCGTTCCGCAAGACGATCCATCGACGGACCCTCCTCGGGGTCCATCAGATCGTCCTCCGACCACTTGTCAGTCAGGTCGGTGATTTCGGACACCAGTTCACGGCGGTCCAGACGCATCTGGACACGCTCGTCAATGGAATCCTCGAAGGTTTCAATCTCCGATTTCAGTTCGTCTCGCTTGTCTGCAAGCATTTCCTTCTGCTCACGCAGTTCCTCGTTCTCCGACACCAGTTCGGCAACACCGTCGTGTCGGTCAGCGAGTGCATCAACAGAAAGGTCGTCAACAGAAAGGTCGATCATCGGTTCGTCAGGTTCGTCACTCATAGTTTCAGTATCAGAATTGTCGGTCCACGGTCTTTTCTCAGGTGGACACGAATGGGCGTCAGCAGCCCGTTTGATGCGTTCAACCAGCGTACTGGTGTCTACGTCGTAGTCACCGTTGTTTCGCAAGTTGTACGCATCCTTCACGTCATTGCAGTTATCTAACTCGTACTTCGGCTCGGCATCCTGATTCTCAGAGGGACTTATCCCGTACCAGTTGCCCTCGTCATCGACGTGCAGTCCCGAAGGTGCGTCGTCAGTACTGCGTTTGGTTGTTTCAGTGGACTGGTCTTCCCACGTCTCGTGTTCACCACAGGAACACTTTCCAGGGGAACAGTTACCAGTACCATCAAAGTCTATACTCCCATCCGACCCCACTTCGGAAGTCTGATTCACAGACTCCGACAGTCTTCCATCAATCTGAGATTGATCGGAAACTTCACCAATGGCATCGGCATGGATCTTACACCCGTCTTCGGCAGAACACCGTCCCTGTTTGACACCAGCAACGTGGTCGTACCGAAGGTTTCGCTGATAGGCGTCAACACCATCTTCCTCAACGTCCCAGTCAAGGTCGTTGAAAAACCCGACTGAGACGGACTGGTACTTACTCACCCACTCCCGTGCCAATGCATCGTTCGTGGGAATGTAGAGGTAGGCATCCTGTTCGTCAGGTACGTCGTCGTGCTCGACGTACTCGGGGTGTTTCAGGAATCCATGTATGTCGTCAGTGTCACGGAGTATTCCACCATTGGGATGGCCCAGCGGAAACTCGGTGTTGTCGAGTTGCCAACTGGCTTTCTTCAGTTCTTCAGCGGGCTTCTTGAAGGTCAGTGCCTCACCATCGTGGTGGTACGTCTGTTCGATCGGACGGGCAACGGTTACACGGGTCTTGAAAAACTCGTCCGTGTCAAACCCGTCCTGCCACGGTGGGTTATCCAGTGTGACAACTTCCTGGTTGTCCCAACTGAAGTCTTCACCCGAGTCAACAGTCAGTTCAATACCACCGACACTTCGGTCAACAGTAAAGTACCGACCAGATTCGTCGTCGTCAGTCATTTGAAATAATCACCTAATATGTCGCGGGTAACGTAACCGACTAATGCACCGAGAGACAGCCCTACAACCAGATAATGCCACTCTTTGAACGTCGAGACAAATTCTCCGATGAGAGTTCCAGCATCAATGACCATTTCAGAACCCACCACCATTACCGAGCACGGCCATCGTTATGTCAGTTATACTATAATTTCGTTCAGACATATGAAATCACCACATCAGTCCCAACACCGAGTACAAAGCCACAGACGACACCGACAAGGAAGTAGGGTAATTCCTTACGAACGTCAGTTACCAGATCACCACTGAGTGTGGTGTCACCACGGTTTCCATAGAGGATAACTGCAAGGAGTCCACCAACGTATCGGAGGTTTCCACGCTTGCCGCCGATAAACCCAAGCCCAAACCCGATTCCGAGTGCATGGGACTCGGCTTTGTGTGACAGGAAACCATTGCGGTCGGTGTCAGACTCGCTACTGGCACCCGCCTGTTTAATCCACTTGGGTAGTTGCATCGTTAGTGTTCGTGTTCCTCGGGTGGGGCTACGTGCAGGATGGCGACTCGATCGTCACCACGAATGTCCGTCACGAACCCCCGTGCTACTTCTTCTCTATCAACGAAACCAATGGCCTGTACACCCTCGTTTCCCCAGGCACGTCGCACAGAATCGGTGGCTATCTTCCAGTGGAGTCCTTCTGCCTCATAGGGCAGTTCACCACGAAGCGTGGTCTGTCGTTTACCGTCGTAGAGAAGACACGACGTTAACTCACCATCAGCGAGCATGAGGTACCCAACGATGATCTGGAACGTCAAACAGGAAATCGTAGAGGCCGACGACTATTTCGCCAGTAGACTCGTCGTAGAAGACACTCGCATCGTCGTATATCTCTCGGTCAGGACTTTCGTAATCAGTCCCCAACGAGGATACGTGTACGTCGCCACCATTCGACTGGAGTGTCACCAGCATGGCAGTGTCGGCGTGTTTCGGTTTGACACTACCCTCGTGAAGCCAGATGAACTTCTGAATAAGATGTGGTTCAAACCGTAGTTCTACGTCTGGAGGCGTTGGATCACTCATTGTTATGCACTATTGGGTGTATCGGGGTCACTCGTCTGTCCCTGTTCTCTGCCCCCACCATTCTGCCCAACTCGGGGGTTGCCCTCCATCTCATTTTCCTGTGGGGTGATGGACGTTCCCTGTTGACTCGCATTAACACGGTCCAACAGATCCCAGTCAGATTCGTCGGGCAACTCACTCAGGTCAACGTCAATGTCAAGTCGGGACCACTGTTCTTCGAGGATGGACCGACCTTCCTCGATGGACAGGACGTAATTGTCAGTCGCGTTCGTCACCGTCTGCACACTACGGGACATGGCTTCCATCTTGTCCAACTGGTCGAGTTTGAACAGGGGTTCCCATTCAAACTGGAAGCCAAGGGCAAAACTCGGCATCAGGCGTCGGTCTGCCCGAAACACCATTCTGGCGGCCTCACGTGCCTTTGTCTCAAACGTGTTGCGCCGATACCGTTCGACGTGGTTGAAGTAGTTCTTGATGTCAGTCTCGGAGCCACTGACAGTCCCAGTCTGGGTACCAATCAACACCGACTTCGTAAATTCAGTACACGCACTGATCTGGTCTATCAGTGGTTCAATGTACTGGCGTGGGTCCAGTTCACCATCACTCGTAATGTCGTCCATCTCGTGTCCAGGTGGTAACGTGATGGTAGAGGCAGAATTGATGTTCTGGGTCTGTTTATTCAATTCAGCCATGTGATCCGAGTCTACAGCCCGACTATCAGGCGTCTCAATGACGTGGAGTGGACTCGTGTATCGGAAGGTCGTCTGGCCGATCGCCCAGTTAGACTTGTACAGTGCCTTTAGTTCCTGAAAACACTGGGCAAGAATCGGGTGGCCAGTAGCGTGACCAACCCAGTAGGAATTAACTGGGCCATCAACGTTTCCATTGTGGACGAAGTGTTGGCAGCGATCGGCGTGAATGAAACGGGCATTTACTGCTTCGTCAGGATGGGGATCCTTCGTCGCAGGAATGTCGTAAATGTAGCCAACTATCTCGTGGTGGTCAGGACTCGTAATGTCACTGACGACGACAATACCCTGATCCAGTATTCGCAACTGGTGTTCCTCGTAACCGACGTATTCGGCCACTTGACTGTCAGTAAGGCCATCGTCAAGGTCGTCGATGGTTAGCAACTCGTAGCCTTCCATCCCCCTCACGTCAACACCACTGTCACGAGGGGAATCGGTCACGGCACCAGTGTCCTCGAACTGGAATAGAAGTACAGAAAAGCCATCACGCCGTGCCTTGATACGAGCCTGTATCGCCTCAGTATGGTAGTCTTCGAGAAAGTCTTCAGCATCCCCAGTTGGGTCGTTCTCGACACTAAACCCGTGCTTGAAAGCGTCTTTGATGGGTTTCTCTACGAGGGGACTACCAAGGGGGTGGTTGCGGTAATAAAATCTCACCTCGTCGGCATCAGGTTGTTTCGTCAACCGACGTGGATCCACGTCGTCAGCGGAGTCATTAACGTTCTGACGTTCGTGAAGGGCGTCACTCTCCTGGTTGTACACCTCGGTGTTCGGCCCACCGTAGTCGTGGGTGTCAACAGTCAGTTCAGCACCAGTCCCGTCGAGGACCGAGAGGTCAGTGCTCACAGAATCCTCTGTGGACTCGTCAGTCGCCGCAGAATCGTCTTCAGTCATGTATGATGTATGCCTCTCGGTTGTTGTTCAAGTACGTCAGAACGCCGTGTGTGTCCAATCAGTACCGTCACACACCAAGGGTGTGCTTGGGGACTAATTCAAGTGAATCAGTACCCACGTCGGGTGTTCATCGTCACAGTAGAGGGCATATTCATCGGCCCAACCTCGTGACGAGCGATGTACGTATAGACACTCGTGTCGAAAATGTCGTCGTTCTGTGAATCGTCGGTCTGGACCCGAATCTTTTTCGACCCACTCGGCGTCGTCGTGTAGTCCTTGTATGGGGCCGTCAGGTGGTTCATGATCTTCTCCTGTAGGTCAGTGGGAATGTCCTGTGGAATCGTCATCTGACCCTGTTTAATGAGTTTGACCATGTTGTCTACCATGTTCGTCTTGTCAACAGTGAAGAACCGACGCTTTCCACTGTTCTGTTCCCACTTGATGTTACCCTTGTCCCTGATATTCCCGAAGCGACACCCGACGACAGTATCAGCGTAGCCATCGGGGTCCATCGTGCCATCACCGTCTTGCAGCGACTCAAGAGCGTGGTAGCCATGTCCGTGGTCAACAACCGCTCTGTCAACCCGATACTGGTTAATTCGTTCCTCGACTTCACGCACTTCTTCACTCGCAGTCAGTGAACTGTCGAGTACGTCGATCGTCGCAAAGGTCGTAAGAATCTGGCTCCCAACAGTCTGGTGTTCGGCCACTGCAATCACGGTGTCAGCGGCCTTTGCGTCTCCACCACCACCCCAGTCAACCGCCAGCGTGACATACGACCCGTCACTGATGTCCTCGAAGTCACGTTTGAAACTCAACGAGGGGTCAAACAGGTGTTCTTCAACGTCACTTCTGCCCAGAAGGTTGTCCTCTGGGTCGTAGAACACCGCTCGGACCTCGTTCTGGAATTTCTGTTTTGACAGGTTCTTCCGACTGGCTGCAATGTCAGTCGGGGAGTGGAGTGGGCAGTTCTGTTGATCGATGTGCCAGCCACGAACCGTGTCAGGGTCAAGGTCGTCTACGTCAGTTCCCGTTGGGAGGGCGTCAGCCGCAGGGATGTGTTCTTCAGGTTCGGATTCCTGTATCCACTTCTTTTCCTCGGCGTCCCACCGTCGTTGGTCACTCTGCCGCCAGATGTCGGCATAGAAATCCGTCGTCGTCTTTGGTGTCCCAATCAGGAAAATTGCAGGGAAGTAATCGACGCCAGGGACTTCCTGGTCTATACACTGGGAATACGTATCAAAAGCGGCCTTCCCAATGTCCTGAAACTCGTCTATGATCCCGTAATGGGAATGGGGGCCACGAAGGGTGTCAGGGTCGTATCCCGAGTCGGCTTCCAGTACCGACGTAACGGGGTAGGTTGACCCGTCTTCCTCGACGCTTACCTCAAATCCCTGTTCTTTCTGGTTGTCCTTGGTACGAAAAGCGTCAAGTCCAGTCTGTCGGGCAACCTTGTCAAATTGCCGCATGAACCCCGTGATTGGGGGTTTCTCACGGGGGGCAGTCATGTAGCCCCGCATCCCCCAAGGGAGGAACATATGGTGTGCCCAACTTGCTATCCCCGTTACACTCGTCGTCTTGAGACAACCACGAGCGAATTTGAGGACGTTGATCCCACCCCAGTTATCGGGATTGAGGGGGCCGTCGTCGTGAAGCAGGTAATCGAGACGATTGTTGCGATTGGTGTCGTAAAAATCGTAGCGACGTGACGGGTCTGTGGGATGCCGCCACGTCATTTTCATGTATTTACGGGGGTCCGACCGAAGCAATTGCTCGTGGTCGGCGGACAATCCCCCGTAGACACCACCCGTCTCTGCTTCACTCATTTAGAATCTCTGTATGAAAAATCGGAGTTTGAACGACTATCTCGTCACGAAATGCAACTGTTTCGCGGCTTCATCTGGCTTATCGTGCCCGACTGAGGACCATCACCAAAATAACGACAAATAACCCAATCTGTAGATGGCCTTCAGTAATATTGGCAGACAGAACGTCCAGATACCTCGCCAGTGCAAGTGCAATGAACCCAACTGCGGCGTACAGGTCCAGTTTCAGATCCTCTCCAGTTGCCGTCAAATCAGTCTCAGAGTCGTCAGTCATGGTTTATCAAGGTCGTTCGCCATATCAAGCGCAGGCGTCTCGTCGTGCAATTCCTCGTGTTCAGCCGTCTCGTCAAGCAGGTCTTCGTCAAAGGAAATCGTGGTGTTACTGTCGTCGTTCGTCTCACCCTCGATTTCCACACCACCGTATTTGAGTAGTTCCTTGCGATCCTTCACGAGACGACTGTACGGCAGATTCAGGTGGTGTTCTTTCAGTTCCTCAAGCGTCTGCCACGACTTTGGTTCACCACCGCTTTCACCAGGAACACGGTCAGTCGTAAAGTTGGCGTACTCGGTGGACTTCGTTGACATTCCATCCTCGGCTATCGTCGCCTGAAGATTCATCATCTTCACCGTGTCAACCGCCGCAAACCAGAGGTGAAATGCCCTGTCTGCCTTCTCGGTTGCACGAGGAACGTCAACGATAATGATGTTCTCGCCACGAGTCGCTTCCTCGGGGACAGTCGGGTCGAAATCCTCGTCCTCGAAGTCAAACTCCTTCGGCTTGTATTTGATCGTAAAGTCGTACTGGGAGTCTTCGAGGAGACTTTCGTAACAACCCCACGCAAACACCTGTTGCCAGGGATCCAACTTGTTATACAGGTGGTCGATGGACTGGGTGTTCAGCCCGTGTTCCATCAGTTCTTTTGCTTTCATATCTAAGTAGTATCGGCATTTGTGAACCCAACAGTAGTCGTGTTCCCATCGGGTTTCGTCGTCAGCAGGGATGTTCGAGTTAGCGGGCTGTGAGCAATAGCGAGGTTCCCCGTACCGCGATCGCCAGTGAACCAAGAGTGCATTGCACTTCTTTGGTTGTGGTTCTTTATTTCCTGCATCGGGGTCGTAATCCCCGTGTTCGTCACTTGCCATTGAAAATCAGTCGTCGTAAACGGAGTACGAACGTTCCTCAACGTGGGAAACCCCGTCACGCCACGTCGGTACATCGGGACTCGATGTCACGACACCACGCCGTTGTCTACTCCATTCTGCCCACTTGTCAGAAGACTCTTTGCTATAATACATATGTATGTTGCAGTACCAATATACCCGTCACTTATTTTATAACGAATGTAGACAACGAATCGTTACAATACGAATGTTAGAAGAATTGTGACGACTTCGTGCGGACTACATTCGTTCCGATTCGGGACTCGTTCCACTCCTCCCGAATCCTCACTCAGTAGTCAGACACGAAGTCTACAACGAGGACGTTGAGGGTAGTGGGAGGAGGCAACCCAGTACGGCTCGAACACGGGTATTGTTGTGACACAACCCGTCTATCAATACTGGGGTACTTGGACAGACCCCTCCGTTCGGCGTTCGCCTCACTACGTATGTAGGTAGAGCGTCCTTATAAAAGATAGCGTTTTGCCGCTTTCACGTAACCAATAGTGGTTACATGAACTGGTGATATTCGTTGGTAATTATAAATTTCGCTTCGCTCTATGCCGCATTGAACTATTCAGGGTCACAGTGATGTAACTACTATTGGTTACATCTGGCTACAAACGTAACCAGTTTTGGTTACGGGTATTGGTGACGTTTATAACACGTCCCGAACGTTGTTTCTGGCCGATCGGAACTGTTTGGAGGATACGTCGAGGCTGTCACGTAGGTCTTGAAAGTCGTCTTCCCGCTGGACAAATCGTTCGTCCTCGTTCAACACGAGTGAAATGATGGCAGTCACAACGCTTTCAATGTCGTGACCATACTCGTCTATCGGAATCTCGGAACAGATGTGGAGCACACGGTGGGTCTGGTGGTCAGTGGCACCGACGTGATTACACCACGTTTGAGCGTCTTTCAGTACGTCAGTGTGGTAGCCACCGTTGTCGTTACTTCGGTACCCGTCCTGTAGTTTTGCCAACCGAGTGTACTGTTCACGGGACTCGGGTGGGGCTTCACTCGGGTTGAATTTGGTTTTCGTCTTCGAGCGATCGTCGTGTTCAGTCGGGGTATCAACGTCGTAGTCGGTATTGGATTTGCCACCACTTCCCTCACTGTAGTCTATGGGCTGGTCTGGTGGACGACCATTACTCTGAGATCGCATTTACACACCTGTTATTACAAACAAGGGATATATAAATCTGTTGCTACTATACGGGGGTATCAATCAATTGATGTATCGCCAGAAATCCCCGATATTCGTGTGCCAAAATTATATCTCTGAGTAATACCCCCTTGCGGCTATACATATGTCTGGATTGATGGGGGTACCACGCCGTCGAGGCTGTTACTCGGGTGTCAGTGCGGCAACTCGGGTATCATGCCGAAACTCGGGTGTGGACATTGAATGAAGTGCGGCTACACACCCGTTTCTTAGGACGCAGTTAAACCCAGTTACAACTACATCAGTCTATACACGAGTGAACTCCTCCCACCCGATCACAGACCCTGGTATCGGGACCTATCTTTGACGGGGGCAGATCCGTGCCACTCGGGGATGCAGCAGGGAGAGTCACAAGAGGGATGTGTGTGGATCAACTCGGTTG